CCGGCTGCTGCGTCTGTAGCACTACCAACATCTTCTAATGTACCCCAACTACTGATGTCACCACCGCCACCTGCGCCTGCTGTAATAGCAGCATCGGCAGCATCAAACGCACTTGGTCCAAATATGTATGCGTAACTTGCTGTAAGTATATCGCCTGTGCTTACATCGGCCCAGTTCCAACTTAGTCCAATAGTGTTGTCGCCTGTGTTTGTGTTTGACTCTGAGTCAAAAGCATTTTCTGTATAAGCATCTGCCTCTGTTGACCAGCCTGTAATACCTGCATCAACGTTAGAGTCTGTAGAGTACAGTCCTAGGGCATAGCGTGATACTGTTGCTTCTGCAAATGCTACGTTACTATCTGGAATAACACCATAACCTAGCACGTTGTCTGTAGCACTAGTATCGCCTGCTTCTGGCATAGCATCTGGATCAATAAAGCGTCCAAAGCTAAGTGCAGTAGCATCACTACCTGCTGTAATCTGTGTGCCAATCTCAATGTGTTCTGATGTATCACCTAATGTATATGTGTTTTCTATTTCCCATCCACTGTGAGCAGAATTTGTACCAGTCCAAGTAAGTGAATTATCACCGTTTGTTAAACCATCTGCATCTACCCAAGTACTTCCGCCCTGGTTATTATTTTTGCTGTTAGTACCATCTATCTTAATAGCAAAGCCATCAAACGGTGAACCTGGTGTTAGGTAGTCGCCTTGTGCGCTATCTGCTGGAAATGTGCCTGAACCTGTGCTGTCAAACTGTAGTCCTGGACGAGTGCTTCCGCCTGATCCAAAAGTACCTGCTGTGCCATTCACTCCGGCTTTTACATAACTGTTTTCTAGTACACCCATACCTGTTGCTGTTGTACTAATGCTACTTGTATCTGCTAATGCTGTTGTACCAAGTAGTGCTGCCATTACACTGGCAATCATTATTCTTTTCATTTTTTACCCTCTTGTTATGATGCCGGTTGCGCCCTCACGCCGCGGTCCATATTCTTTGATTGTTATTTAAGCATAATCTCCAATCCAAAAACTACGCCGATATCTTTACTTTCTATGCCTGGTGCTAAGAACATTCTCATTTTACCTACGTCATATGTGCCTCTGACATACGGAGTAAGTGATCCATTGTTGTAGCCTGTTACAAGTGCAGCTTCAAAACCAAAGTTGTTTATTTCTTGTCTGTGTCCTGCATATACACTTAAATTTTCTAAACTGTTATAATATGCGCCTGTGATAAAATTTTCGTGTTCAAACCTAATATGGGGATGTACACTATTGTAGTGATCGTCAAATCCAAGATGTAAACTTAAACCTAAACTTAATGTGAATGCTTCAATTATACTATTCATTAGTTGTTCCTATTAACAGACAAACTACAACCACTACTGTTAGTACAATATCCTGTGACGCTATAATGGCTAGATGCAGTTGAAACATTCTGAGTAAGTTCAAAGTTGTATGCACCGCCTGAATTTGTTAGGTCTACTTCTGCTTCTGCATATTGAGTTCCTCTTTGCATAATATCAACTGAGTGTCCGTCTCCTGTGAGTGCAACATCTGCCCATTTTTGCCCACCATTGCCTCTTTGATATAAATCTACAGTATTACCGTCGCCTTGTATTTCTACAAAGCCATCGTGTCCTTGTTTTCCCATTTGCGTATGGTTAACTTCATTGTTATCACCATTTACTATATTTGCAAGGTGATGTGCTGCGCCTCCACCACTTCTGTTTGTGTCTGTTTGCGCACTTCCCACTGTGTTTCCATCTCCAGTTATAGTCCAATATGCTTCGTGTCCACCTTCTTCGTCTATGTCAATAGTGCCATCTACGTGCATACCTTGACGAATTGTAATATTGTTAGAACCACCATTGCTGTTTAAACTAACATAGTTGTCCTCGCTACGCTGTTGCACTTCCAATTCAAGGTTGTCGCCTGCTTGGTTTATATAGATTTCGTTACTAAAAGCCACGTTGGGAAATATTAATACTATTCCCGCCGCCCACGCCAACACGGTAGCCGTATGCATAGAAGCCCTCCTGTTCCATATCTATATTATATCCATAACCTTGATCCAATGTAAGTTGGAATATGTGTTGATCGCCTTCTTGCCTACGCACTATAAAATTAGGATAATTTTCATCGTAAAAAATATTAGTTTCAGGGTCTAGTCCTAAAAGCTTTACATCTAATAATTCTTGGTTTTGTACAGAAAGTTCGTCAATCCACTGTGCTAGTATTTCTGCCAACTGTCTCTCCATTTCGTCAATCCACACAGGATTCAAGTAAGTCATATTATCCAAATCTGTAACCCAAATACTTTTTATATTTTCAACTAAAGGATCTCTATCTAACTCGTCAAAATTTAAAAAGTCAATGTCTAATAAATTTGTATTTGGATAGGTTTTGGTTATTTCTTCTGTGTAAGGTGAAACTTTACGTACAAGCAACATTGCTGTAAGCATATTCTCAGGTAAATCTAATATTACACTTGGGCCTGGAGTTGCACCTCTATGTGGCACCACAGTGGTTTGATAAGCTTGATTCATTATAATTTGACCAACATCTGATTCTACTGATATTTCTCCTATAACACAAGAACCACTAGCGTCACAACTTGGTAACAGTGTTATCATTGATCCACCTACTTCGTCAATAATCATCATAAAGTCTGTGCCTCGCACGTTTATTGTAGCACTTGGTGTTCTTATATTCACTCTTTGTCTGCTATTCTTTGCTATTTGTCCTGATGCATATCTAACTGCTCCTAGTGTGGCTTTCATACTCAGCGCACCAGTTTTTGTGTTGGGATCATATATAAATTCGTCTATGGTCATACGTGAATGTTCTGTTACATCAACACGAGTGTCATCTATAAAGTCCATACGCATTGAACCTTTGCCTGTAACGATCCTATCGTTCATTTCAAGACCAAGTCCTACTTCGCCAGTGTATTTTTCTGCTTCACGCTGAATTGTGCTAGAACCTTTATGTTCTGCTATTTTGCCAATATTTGCATACACTGGGGTTGTTAGTAATAATGCACTAATCAGACTGCGTAATATCAACGTCTTGTCCATCGCCTGAGAATGTAGCATCTACTGTGTTATCTTTTACACCACTTTGTTTAATTTTGTAGTTGCTGCCGCCGCCGGTGATATCTAGTGTTACACTGTGTCCTGCGCTGTCTCCATCGCCGTCTTGATCTATTTCGACTAACACACCGCCTTGTTCTGTTGTGTAAGTTGATGATGAGTCTGAGGTTGTAGCTGACGAAAGTGTAGAATTATTGTCTATTGTAACATTGACTACCGCACTTGTGCCGTCAACTTCTGTGATCAATATGCTTCCGTCGCCCTCTACTGTAAAATCAATTTGCGCTCCGTCTGCATCTGCTGTTTCACCAATTTCTAAATAATACTTGTTGGTATCTCCTGTAGTTGCAATATTCAGTGTGACGTTTTCACAGTTTACACCTGAGGTATTATCGCAGACTAAATCAACAAAATTGTTGTTGCCTGTAAAAGTCCAAGTACCAGTATATGTATTACCTTTTATTTTTGCATCAATTATGTTTGCATTACCTGTTTGAGTAATACTAAAAGTCATATCATCGCCATCAAGCATTGCGTCGGTGGTTGAATCACCAAATTCGTTGTCAGTCCCATCTTGTGTAATATCTAAATCAAGGGTGTCACCTATTTGTGTAATGTAAATCTCGTTTGCATTTGCTGCACTTACGAGAACCAATGATAGGATGAACCCATATAATATTGCCCTCATATTTTTCCACCTCCGGCTTTTAGCCAAATATATTTATAATATGTTGATATTATTATAAATACAATGTTATTTAGTGTAAATATTTTTACAGTAAAGCGGGTATATAATGAAACTAAATACAGTTATGATGGCATTAAAACAAGCAGAAAAAAATCATAAAGAACAGCAGGCCTTTTGGGATGTATTTGACGAGATATGGCCGCCCGAAGAAAGACAAGATGATAAATGTTTGCACCAAGAAGTAGACGATTTTATAATAGATAGGATTGCAGCGGCTCTAAAAGAGTGCAATCACAATCGCACACACACTGCTGATAAGTTAGGAATAAAAAGAGAAACCTTATTGGCTAAGATGAAGAAGTACTGTCTTGTTTAAATTTCCATAGATTTTGTGCAGCACCTTGATAAATCATTTCAATTACTGCGGCCTCGATGGCTTGACGCACGGCATAATTTGATGCTTCATTTACACTATATCCAGTTTCGATTTCTAATGCTTGTGTACCTAAATCAAAAAACTTGAATGCGTTTGCACCTTGTCTGTAACTAGCAATTGATTTTTCTGCTGCTACGCTTACCAATACACGACCTGTGCTTACGCTTACAAGACGCATTGCAACTGTCACAGTATCAACTCTATATTCTACCGCAGTACCGATTCCCATATACATAGCACCATTGCCGCCTGTAGAAATATTACTGTCATATCCTATAATACCGCCTTCTAGTAATATACCTGCAAATTTCATAGGTGATAGAGAAACTTCTTTTTCACCATAGTTTTCCCTTGTATTGCGTATAACCTGACGTTCTTTGATCACGTGATCCATTCCACCTCGTTCTACAACTTCAAACCAAGTACCGTTGCCTGCTTGCAATAGTGCATCTATTACCCAAACTTCTGCACCTTGTGTAACTGCACTACTCAAGTTTGAAATACTTTCAGAGGGTTTACGTTGCCCTGTTTTATCTGCAAACTCATAAACACCTACTGTCATTACAGGACCATCCAATGGCTGAAGTTTATTTAATTCTTCTACCATTGGATTATCCTGCACTTTTGCAGCATTTTGCAGCATAGTTGGAACTTCTCCTTGTGTTGCACAACCTGCAACAAATAACATTGCTAATATTGCTATAAATTTCAAAAGTTAAATTCCCCCATTCCTGGTATCACTATTTCCGTGTAGCCATCTGGACCATCGATAATAAGTGTTATACTTCCTGTGACTTCATCTTTGCTCCAAGCAATTTCTGCTCCTTCAACTTCTGTGGTTCCTGAATTAGAACACGCAGGCTGATCATCTGCTCCGCAGGCTGCAAACATATTGTCAACTAACTGTTTACTAAGTGTAGCATATATACGTGATTCTAAGTTACGGATAAACTTATTAAGCACCGTGTTTTCAAGTTCACGCTCAATGCGTTCTGCTTCACGTTCCGCATCTTTTCTGATATCTTCTTTACGATTAAAAGTAAGTTGTTCAAGGCTCAACATATGAGCACTGTAGCCTTGTCCTGTAAATGTAGGAGATTTAAAATTGTGTACTAAATCGCCGCTGGCTACTCCGGGGGTAACCATTAATATGAAAAAAATAATTTTAAAATAATATTGCATAAAGCTATTTATTAACAAAAAAGTTGAGAATATTAAATCATTGCTTTGTTTAAAGTAAGTTGAGCCCATTGTTCTCGGCCAGCACCTGCTTGTGTTGGTATAACACTGATTGATAAGCCGCCTGCGTGTCCGCCTGTTCTGAATGCTTGTAAATCTGCTGCATTTTTTAGCATTGCAGTTTTTTGATTAGGAATACTCATTAGCAATAGTGCATCAAAGTCGTCTCTATTTTTATACCATTCAAAGTTTGCAGCCAAATAAGCTAGTTCAACTTGTGCTGTGTCTTCAGTTGTTGCAATTTTATCTGCAACTGATGCAGCATAATTCTCCATATCCATTTGCAGTAAATCAAGCATTAATGCTTTTCTTACCTTTTGGTTTTCTGGAACATTTGTAGGAAGGTCTTGATTTAAAGCAGCCATAAAAGGTCCTAGTCCGAGACTTCCGCCTTTTTGTCCAATGGCTCCAATTACTGACGGTATTTTTTCTTCATACTTTTGTAGGACTGCACGTTTTGCTTTTTGACTTCCGCCACCGTAACCGATACGTCCACCACTAGAACTCATAGCTGCTTTAAGTTCTACTTTCCCAATTCCATCTATTTCTAAATCGCCTTCGCCTTGTGCAAGTCTAATTTTGTTTGATAAACAGGCTAGTCCATATTCGCCTGGACCTTTTTGTTTTTTACCTACACCATATGCTGCTAATTTTCTAAAAGCTGCACCTCCGGCTTCGTCTCCAAACACTGCGCTAAAGGTATTGAGTGGCTTTGACAGAGATGTAATATCTACTACGCCGCCGCCTTCTAATCTTTTAAGAAGAGCGCTCATTGTTTTATAATCGCTTTCGATTGTACTAAAAATTTTAGTCATATCTTGGCGCACTAGTAACTTTTCTTTTTGACCCATATTTTCATCTTGAAGAGGAATATCAAAAGCATTGTCAATGTTACTACTAATAGTACCACTGTTAAGTATTTTCCATATTCTATCTAATAAATTAGCTTCATCTTGATTATCTGCCGACAATCCGGATATAGTTGATATAATTTGATCTTTTTCTTGACTTAAGTCTGTGTATTCAACAAGGTCTTTATAACGCATTTTTCACTCCTGATATTGTATTTAGTCAATGTCAGGGAATAAACATTCCTGTACGAATACTCGTACATCCTCTTCGTCGAGTCCTAAACTGGTCATTGTTTTAGGAGTGTGCGGATTTTGTTTTTGATAATGTGCATAACGATTCTGTGCTGTTTTTACTTCGTCTGTATCTGCTGTATGATTATGATTACCAATGTCTGTAAGATAAGCATCTACACTGTCTAAACTCAACTCTAACAGTTGATCAAGTTCTTCACGTTTGTTCACATTGCCTGCTGCTACCATATGCGGTGAGAAGATTGCTTGAGCCCATTCAGGTAGTTCACGTTCTTTGCGCCATTCAAGTTTGCTTACTTCGTCACCAAATGCTTCAATCATTGGATGATCGGCATCTATAGTTCTACTGTAGTCGTGGAAGAACCCTGTAATTTTATTTTTACCAGCAATAACATCTAGTCCAAAAACAGGACCGTTATTGTCTAGTCTTGGAAAAACACAACAATGCATCATCCACAAACCTTTGGTTTCACGCACATCCACAACATCAATGTGTGCTCTACGATAGCTGTCACTTTGCCATACTCTGTTTAACCAACCAGGCTGATTGAATCTATCCATTCCTGGCTCTTGTATTTCTGTACCCGTAGCGTCAAATGCATCAATTAACCTGTCTTGTATTTCTATTAAGGTTTCCCAAACTTCACTCATTATTTAATTCCTCAAACAATTTGGTTGCATATTTAAAACAAATATTTGCTTCCTCTGCCATTTCGTCATCCAACACAGTACGAACTTTTATTTTAAGGTCTTCGACATTATCAAAATCATACATAACACCTTTTGTAAATGGAATACGTTTTTTAATCATTTGACCTCCATACATATCTCCAAAGTGTCTAACATAAACGTGGGCCATTAGTTCATCACTATCAAGTGTAGGAAGGTAATTAATATAATCTACAGCACTAGGTTTTAGTTTATCTTTTGTTCTTTTAAAACCATATTCGTGTTCTAATTCTTTTAAATCAATACTAATGCGTTTGGCTCTGCGTATGTCTTCAATGCCGTCTAAGTCAGCTAATGATTCAAGAGAACCGTAGATAATAAATTGATTGTACAAGTAGGTGTGATATTGTTCAGGAGTAATACCATTCATAAGTTTCCTGGCAAATGCTGTTCTTTCAGCATTTTGATGATTCTCCCAAGTAAGTTCTTTAAGTTTGCTCATTCTTCCTCAATTTTTACATTTAGCTGAAACCCATTTTGCCTTGCTAAATTTACAGTTTCCGTAGCTTTTTGTTCTGCTATTTCGTAACTATATATACCTGCAACTCCGCTTCCTTCTTCGTGAATTTGAATGGTTAAAGCAGAAGCAGTTTCAAAAGAGTGTTTGAATATTTCTTGTAAAATACTTACAACAAAATCCATTGGTGTTTTATCATCATTAAGGAAAATGACTTTGCAATCCTTAGGTTCTGAAATATCAATTTCAATTTTTTCGTCAATTACTACATCAGTTTTATTCATATTTTTCTCCTAAAAATGGGGGGCTGTTACTCCCCCATAACTATTAGCCTTCAATTGCATCAAAGTTTTTGATAGAAATTTTCTTTGGTTTCTGTGCTTCTGGTACATTGCGCACCAAATGAATGTTAAGCATACCTAGTTCAAGCCCGGCTTGTTCTACTTCAATATGCTCTGCTAGAGTAAACTCTCTACGGAAGTTGCGTCCGCCAATACCTTTGTGTAGGTAGTTAACTTCTTCATCTCCTTTAGGAGTAGTACCTTCAACAGTCAATACATTTTTCTCCAATGTAATGTCTAAATTGTCCATACCAAATCCAGCAACCGCCAACGAGATCATATATTCGTCTTCGTTGATTTCTACTACATTGTATGGTGGGTAACCTTGTGATTTACTGTTTGCAAACTCTTTGTTGAGTTGGTTAAACATTCTATCAAAGCCAATAGTTGCTCTGTGAAATTCAGGTAGGTTTAGTGTTTGTAATCTTGTCATTTGTTTCTCCTTATAAAGCAAGAATTATATTGAGCCCTTTCGGCGCTCACAGTTATTTACCAATTGTCGATGATTCATACACCGAATTGTGTGTTTGTGAGCAACGAATAAAAGTTGCACACTTACTAAGTTGCTTGAGTTTTAATGCACCTGTATAGGTACACGCACTACGCACTCCTCCAAGGATCTCTTGTACTGTTCTAGCTACAGGTCCTCTATAAGGCACAAGCACTGTGCGTCCTTCTGATGAACGATAATTTTTTAGTCCACCAAAATGCTTGTCATTTGCACTTTCACTACTCATACCGTAGAATTGCACAAAATGTTTTTCTTTAAACTTTCGAGTCCTTCCATCATCCTGGAATTCATCTGTAATATACTTTCTAGTAATTACTTCGCCGCCGCCTTCATCGTGCCCAGCAAGCATACCACCAAGCATAACAAAATCTGCACCGGCTGCAAAGGCTTTAGCGACATCTCCAGAGCTATTACACCCACCGTCAGCAATAATGTGACCACCAAGTCCGTGTGCTGCATCAGCGCATTCGATGACTGCAGATAGTTGCGGATATCCCACACCAGTTTGTATCCTAGTAGTGCAAACAGACCCGGGACCAATGCCCACTTTAACAATATCAGCTCCTGCAAGAATAAGTTCCTCCGTCATTTCTCGTGTAACAACATTACCTGCAATGATTACCAAGTCTGGAAAATCGTCTCTTACTTTACGAACGTGTTGTGCAAAGTGATCGCTGTAACCATTGGCAATGTCCATACATACATATTTAAGCCTGTAGTCACATTCTTTTTTCACTTTCAATAATTTGTTATAATCACTTTCGCCTGTGCCAATACTCATTGCAACATTTTCAGTACGTTCAAGCCCAATATCAGAATTAAAATATTCTATCAACTCTTCAGCACTGAAAGTTTTTACAAGACAAGTAAACATTTCGCCTTCTGCTAATTTATCAGCCATACGAAACGTTCCGACACCATCCATATTGCTTGCCATAATAGGAATACCCATATAATGATATTCATCAGGCAATGGTTCTGCAATGTCGTGATCATAATGCCGAAATTGAAACTTACGATTTAATTTCACTTGTTTCCGGCTATGCAATGTACTGCGTTTTGGACGTATAAGAACGTCTTTGTAATCTAATTTAATGTCTTCTTCGAGACGCATTTAATAACCTAACTGATCTTTTAATTTTATTTGATTTCTTTTGAATCGTCTAATGGCAGCTTTTTTTGCAAGTCTTTTTTTAGTGCCTTTACTTTCAAAATATTCACGCTTTCTTAGCTCTTGCATTAATCCATCTTCTGAGATCTTTTTCTTGAGCTTTCGCATTGCTTTGGTTACATCGTTGTTTATTACATTAACTTGTAAACCTTGTTTGTTCCAGTCGTCGTTATGTTTTTTTCGATTGTTTTTCATTTTGTCCTTCATTGGGTTCAGCTAGCCAAGTTAGATCATATATTCTATTAAGGCTAAGTTTAGTATAAGGTGTAACATCGTCTTTTGTCAAGTAAAAAACGTTGGGTAAACTAATTAAGTAACTAGAAAATTTCTTTTCTAAAATTGGCATTTGATCTAAATCCAAAATAACAGTTTCGCATATTTTTGCTATTGCAAGTAACCACGCAATATCTGTTTCTTCTTCTGTTTGTGGATCATACAAATAAACATTAATTGATGTGCTTACAGTTTCAAGATATTTTTGAAAATCATTACGCACATCTGTACTGGGATTTACTAGTAATATATTTTTGTTTTGATTGTGTAAAATATCCGGTGCTGTAATTACATTAATCTTTGTCATTCGAACCTATTTTCTGCCATACGCTTTCTTGGTTTTGTTCATTGTTTTGTACGTAACCTGTGTATTGTTTGCCTTTGGCATCCTTTGCTATAAAAGATATATCCCAAGGCAAATTATCAATGTTACCTAATATATATTGTTCTTTTACATCTTTGGCGGTTTGATCTGGATTTTTTAGTTTCCATAACCGTTTAGCTTCTTTAAACTCTTCGTCGGTTTGTTCTTTATGTTCTACTTCTAATCGTCGTTGTTCTTGTCTGGATTCAAGAACTCTGTCGGCAACACTTCTTCCATCATAGCCGGTTCTATCATTGTTATACAACTTGGCATAGGAGACTGAATCAAAGTCTTCTCTGGTACTGGTTCCTGTTCCTGGCTCTCTGGTATTTTCTTCAAGTCGTCCAACATCGTCTCGTGATTGTGCATATTCATCATACTGATGATCATTGCTTTTATTGTCATTGTTATTTCCCTCCGAGCCTAGCCGAAGACGCTCCTGTCTGCGCATCTCAAATGTGGCTTGGCTCGCTATAAGCAAAAGGACCGCTAATGGATCGAATACAAATATAATTACTATAATTACCCATCTTACCGCTTCCTCTAGTACATCTTTATCAGCTTCATCGTAAATGAATTCTGCAAGATATTTAATTGGTCCTACTTCTGCTTCAAGTTTCCTATATTCTGCTTGTAGAGTATACTTGTCTTCAGTTAAACTGTCAATAGTATTATTAAATTCTACAATCTTTTTCTGTTGAGCATTTACTAATACTTCAACGTCTGTGTCTTTGCCTACTGTTAGGCTATCACGCAATCTTTGTATAAGATTATTGCTGGCTGCAATTTGTGACTCTGCACCGGCTCTAAGATCTTTTATAGTTTGTCTGGCAGCATTGATACGTGGATCGTCTGCTTTACGTAAGACAGTAATTTGCTCTTGAGCAGTTTGCCTTGCACTCCTATTAGAAGGAATATCAGTATTCAAAACATTGTCAATCTTTAATTGTATATTAGATTTTGTTTCTTTGGCTTCATCAATACTATTTGATCTAATTTGATCAATTGCATCTAAAAGACTTTGCTTACGCTGTAGTATAGTTTCAGTCTGCGGTCCACGCAAATCTTTTACTAGATCTGTTAGTCGTGTTCTTTCAACATCTAAGGTGCCTTGTGCTTGTGTTCTTAATTCTATTGCTTGTGTTTGTAATGTGTTTATACGTGATTGCTGTGCGTCTACCCATTTAGCAAGAGCAGTTCTAGTGTTTCCGCCAAATAGCCCGTCACTGGTAACACCTATAACCGCCTGACCTTCTTGTATCTTGGCACGTTCTGTACTTTGCAATTTATTAGTAGTAACTACAATTGCATTTTCTATATCGGCAATCTGTTGCTGTAATGCTTCAATTGCACTGTTGTCGATACTTACTTCACTTATACGTTGTTCGTATTCATTTGCTTGTGTGTTGATACGTTGTAAATCTTCATCTAGTTGTGCAATCTGATCGTTATAGGGTTGCACTTGCTCTTCTATACTTGCAACTGTAGTAGTTTCTAATTCTCCTCTGTAGCTATCAGCTACATCTCTTAGACGCTGTAATTCGTTATCTAAACTTGTAATTTCTTCTTCGTATACAGCCACACGATCTTCTAAATTATCCAGTTGTGTTTGTATGATTACATTTTGTTCATCTATAGCAGGTTGTATACGTTCGTAGGCAGTATCGATACGAGTTTGTTCTTTATCTATTTGTGCTTGAGTTTCGTTGTTGCCAATGCCTACACTTGCTTCAGCATCAGCAATACGTGTTTCTGCTCTACTAATCAAGTCTTGTATTCTTAGCACTTCTTTATCAATGCGTTCTATTTGTGCTAAGCCTTCTTCGGCAGCACTAGTTTGTTCGATATGTGCTTTTGATAAGAAACCAAAAATACCCATACTTGTTATAAACATTAAAACTATTACACTGATACTGAGATAAGTTTTGAGCCACCATTTTGCTTTATCCCAATACCAATGTAGCCATACTGCCGTAACAAGTTTTCCAACTTCAAGAGCTGTGCCCATAACTATAATAGGTATGGCGGCTGCTGCAAAAATTGCCACAAGGCCGCTTACCGAGTAGTAGATAGCAACGGCGCTAATAGTAAGCGCCGTTATCATTACAAAGAAACCAAATATCATTATATTATTTAATCACTCCCACCGGTAGAATATATGCGCACCTATCCTACCTACTAATTGTAGTGTCTTTGCCCAACGTGGAGACACATATGTAGCGTGATAATGTGTTGCGCCTTCGGTAATGCCACGATATTTGTCAAACTTAATTATTCCCCAAGCAATCATTTGTGCTTCAGCCCAACGATCTTGATCCTGTGGATTATCTGACTTACCATCACAGTACCAGCTAAATTGGCAATTCTTTTTTCCTTTTTTATATCCATCGTGTACAACATCACAAATTGTGTTTGGATAGCGGCTGTCATTTACTCGATTTAAAACCACATCTGCCACTGCTGCTTTATCGGCAAGATTACTCCCTCTTGCTTCATAATAAACATTTAGAGCTAGACAATGTTCTTGAGGATGAGAGCCAAAGTCAAATAAGTTATTTTGTGCTTCTGCTTCTACACTAGATGCAGCCAGCAAAAAAACTGCTGTTAAAAATTTTTTCATATCTACCTTTTATTAATTTCTGCGCATTGCGGAGATGTCTTTTGCATCTTCTTTTCTATCCGCAAATACTGGTACCATATTGCTCTTGTGCATTGTTGCAATACCTAGTAATTGGCGTTCACCTGAATATACCATAGACTCTTTTGCTGGACCGTGTCCTGCAATATTATTGCCTAATTTGACTGTTTCATTTGTACTGTAATCAGGTATCTCGTTTGTGTGCTTGGCTGTGCTTTTGCCAACTCCCATAGACTCAAGCCACTTTTCGTGTTCTGCTTGTTTCGCTGCAAGACGTTTATTCCTGCTAGTCTTTTGTTTACGATTATACTTTGTGGTGGTCATATAAGGACCAACTAAGTGCATCGACATAATAAACTCCTGTATTGTTATTACTACATTAGTATATACAGGAGCTATTACTTTGTCAACCTAAAAACTTCGAGGTCTATTGTATTGTTTTAAATTGCTACGATCTCTCGGCTTTGGCATTTGTTTGCCCGTCATAGAATTGTATTTCTCACTATGTTCTTTTAAATAAGCTAATCTATCTATAAGCCATTGATAGTTAGGATGAGTTTCATCTATTCGTTTCAACTGATCTTCTACATTTGAAACTGCACGATGTATCCAGCTCCTAATTTCTGCAATTGTTGTGTAATTAGTGTTCATTAGCTAATTTACTTTCCTTCCATAAGTTTTTCAGCTTCCTCGACTGCTTCTTTACTTACCACACCTTCACGCAACAGTTTCTCTCTATTGGCCATATGCTTCATTTGTATTTCTTCTTTACTACCGCCAAAGTATGCAACGCAATGTCCTTCTGCTATCATAATATCAGTCACTAAGTCGCCATTTGGTGCTCTAAAGTCACCCAAGATGCGGCCAAACTTGCCCTTCATATCTTCGCCGTGTTTGTTTTCAGTTGTGATAAGTTTTCCACCATTCTCAAGTAATTCTTTTAATCTTTTCTTTGCAGCCAGTCCAAAAACTTTTTCTACTTTATCACTAGTGCGTGATTCTGGGGTATCAATGCCCATAATTCTTACACGCTCATCTTTTAACCATACGTTGAATCCTAGGTCAATGTCTACGTCTACTGTATCACCGTCAACGCATTTAAGTAGTATTACGTCATATTCATTTTGTGTTTGCATTTTTTGCCCTCTCTAAATAATGTGCCCGTATTATTTATGGAGAAGTATTCTGATGCCACACTGCTAATTCAAATATTTGTATATCTTGGGGTTGATCTAACACCCATTTAACCGTTTCTGCAACTTTACTAGGCGGCATTTTCTTAATATGCCTGAGAAACTTTATCATATCAGTGTCTGTCCAACCAATAATTAAATTTGTTACTCTACAATTAAAAGTACTAACACCGGCTCTCATACGTAATGTTTTGGCTTTAACATTTTCATCTAGTTCTTGCTTGTTTTTAACGTAGTTACCAAACCCTGCTTGGAATTCTGGATATTTACTAGAACTATTCATATTGATAATAGTTTTATGTTTATATTTCCAATCTTCCCAAAACAAATCAAATAATTTTGTTTGATAATTTTGAAACTGTGCATTGTTTATAAAAACATCTGCATCTTTTGCAAGCTCATATATTGCATCAGGTTCATTTATGTTATAACCATTTGTTCTACTAAAACCAACAATTTCGTGTTCATTCTCTAACAGTTGTTTAATTGCATTGCCAATTCCTTTGGTATGGCCTGTTAATGCAATCTTCACGCTAACATTTCTTCCTGTTTTAATGATTGTACGTGATTTATCAATTTAAGTTCAGTGTGATAATTATCAATCCATTGTCTGTTTTTTTGATAAACATCCTGTGGTACAACTTTAGCTGTTAATATTTTCACTGACTCTAAATGATTGTATCCTAAACTACGTAGCCTTGGATACGCCCAGAAATTGGTGTTGTAACTAAAGTGTCTTTCAAATGCTGTCTTAGGATGATCCACTAACATTTTTTCCCATTCGATTGCAATTTTTTGTGCATCGTGTAGGTCCATACTGTTATGCTTCCAATAGTAGTTTGGATAATATTCTAAATGTATTCCGTATGGGTTATCAGGCTTACCTGTAAATGCAGGAGACTTACTATCGTTACCGTCACTTACAAAGAATAATTCATATTGTATTTTGTCTAGCACTGTTTGCTCTTGGAACCATTCTGCTGTTTTTATCAAACTTTCTTTTGTTTCGCCAGGCAATCCAATAATCATACTAGCAAGAATAAAAACATCGTCTTGTGCAACTTCACGCATCCAAACTAATATTTCTTTCATACGTTCTGGATCTAATCCTTTACCTGCAAGTTTACCTGCTGTATGATCAAGTGTTTCTACACCCAAGAACACACCTTTGCAACCCATATCAATCATTTTATGCCACATTTCAGGATACTTACTAAACATATCGGGCCTACAATAACTAATCCATTCCATTTTAAACGGCAAACTTTTTATGACACTGTGTAACATATCTATTTTTGCTGGACTGTCGTTAACTGTATCATCTGTGAGCATATATCCTGTGACACCAAAGTTTTCATAGTTGTACATAAGTTCTTCACGCAAACAATCTTTGTCCTTAATAAGTGTGCCTCTAATGTCATAGAAACAAAACTTACAACCAAACCTACAACCTTTGCTTACCTCAAGTGGTAACCATTCGCCATTCTTAATAGCCATTGAGTGTTGATAGTTGCTTTGTAATACTTTTGCACCAGTTGATGCCATTTTTGTTTCGTTGATAAAAAAGATACCATTTTTTTCGTGTACCTTTTTTGGATCAAGATTTCCATTTAAAAATTCTACTATGGTATCTTCTGCATAGCCATTAAACACATAGTTAATGTGTTTTTGGAAAGCTACCGGAAATTTTGCCTCTGGTCTTGTTTTAAAATGTATTTTATACCATAAGTCGGTTATAGCGCCACCTAGTATAAATTCTATATCAGGATTTATATCCTTAATTTTACTAAACCATTCATCTACTTGTCGTTGTCTTGTAAACCATAGGTTAAAATCTTGTGCTCTTGGATTAAATGTATTCAACAAAAATGTTGTGCTTAATCCAATATAAACTGTGTCTTCATTTATAAAATTTTCTAAGTAATCGTGAAAGTGCTCAATTTTTGTAAACCAATCAATAACTACAACTTCCCAGTCAGGACAATTTTGATGTACAGCACTTGCCACTGCATAAGGACCCATATACCTACTCCAAAAAGTATATTTGTTATTAGATGAAATCATTTTGACTTCATACTTTTTGTTTGATTTTTCTTGTTGTTCAATATGCAAATTATTAAACGTGTCTTCATCTAAATCTTGCAAAGAGTCTTGTGTTTGTCCAGAGATGTCATTATCAAATATATCGTTGAGTAGAATGATTCTGTTCTTACGCATTAATAAACCTTTTTGTATTTTTTATTATTATACTACAGAATAGAATAATATGCAACTATTTATAGACAAAAAAAGAGCCCGGAGGCTCTTTTAAATTTTTGTTTATTTTATAGTTTAGAATGAAAATCCAACTGATACTGATGGAGTTAATTCTTCTTTATCGATATTATAGTTCACTCCGCCTTCGAGCTCAGCGCCACCTAGCAACATAGTATATTCACCACCGATATTTTGTAGTGCGTCATCTTGATCACCGTTTGTGTATGCTGTTAAACCACCAAGTCCTGCTGTACCTTCGTATGCAAATTTACTCGCATCCATATCATATGACATAGCGCCGCCTAATACTGCTCCGCCAAAAGCAAAGTCGCTTACACCGCCGCCGATTACTGTGTTTTCACTGTCCAGGTTATAATCTAATGCGCCTGTAACACTTGCAATACCTGCGTCTACAGTGTATGCACCTTGCACGTTACTGATATCTGTTACATCAGTTGTCCAATCAGTAAAACCAAGTGCTACACTTGCTGCACCTGCTGTAACTTTAACAGATTCAGTCATAACTGGCGCTGTCAATGTGTGATTGCCTTCTGCATCTGGCATTACACCGTTGTCGTCGCCAATTGCAATTCCAACACTATTTACAGTTGTACCAACTGTCCAATTGTCTAGTGTAATTGAACCGCCGTCTACTGCACTTAAATCTAGATCAACAGTTGCCAATCCACTAGCATTGATATCTAAATCAAGTGCCATTGCACCACCCCATTTGTCTGTGGTTGCATTTTCTGAGAATGTTAACTCAACTTCGCCTGATAGTGTCGGTCCCGATACTACTGCTGGCGCTTCAGCAAATGCCGCTCCCGCGACGAACATTGCTGCTATTGTGGTAAATACGTTACGCATAATAATTTCCTTCTTTTTTGTTATGTGTTCATAAAGCAAAGGGCAAGTTCGACGCTTGCCCTTTCGCTGTGTTATTTATTACAAGCGTTGCTGTGAGTGCAACATTTTGTTATAATCTGAAATTTATGTTGTTTTTATGCAACATCTATAGATCAGCCAGTAATGCTTTCATTTTCTTTTTAGACTTGCCACGCATTTTCATATCAGTGATTGCATCTAAATTAGATGTATCGTCACCAACGACTACCATTGCAATCATTCCCATTGATTTGTGTGGGGTACATTGGTATAGGTAAATGCCTGGAGCATCAAATGTAATAGCAACTTCTTTACCATTCTTTGATTTCTTAGGTGCATCCCAGCCATCTGGACCTGCAATAAATTCTACATTGTGACCTTTTGAAGTTGGTACCCAAGTAATTGTATCGCCTACATCGATACGAGCAATGTCTTCGGAGTAAACCATTTTAGCTCCGTCGTCACGTTTGTTTAACATTTCAATTGTTGTGTCTGCGGCTAGTGCTGGTGTCGCCATAACTGCAAGCAATCCTAGTGTAGTCAATAGTTTAATCATATTTTTTCCTTTTCTATATAATTATCCGCCCGGTACAAATTTATTTTTTGGTTTGTACCAAATTTTTTGGTCGTGTAGTCTGCCGAGTAATTCTTGTATCTCGTGCATTTCTTTTTTGAGCATATCACTTGTTTCGCCGTTAGCAATTGCCATTCCCCTGCGTCCTGCCTTGGCTCTAAGTGCTTGCTCTATAATTTCAATATCTCTTACTGAAAGAGTAAATTTAATATTAGGCTTCATCGGGTACCTCTACCACGTTTTGATTTTCTGGTAAGCATAGAACAGATGTTATTGAGTCATTGAAGCCTGCTTTTGCTATAACTTCTACTGCCAGTCTATCACTGTTATCGGGATTCATAACATACTCCACACATTCTTCTTTGGAATTAAATTCTAGTATTGGAATTATAAAAGGGTCTGCTAATGCCATTGTAACGATAATTAAAAATTTCATAAACTGTTCCATTCAACCTTTACATATTGTGCGTCTAATTCATCTCTGTACTCAATTGCATCCAAAACACAATTAAATACACGTCTAACAGTACTATCTGAAAAATATCCTATAATTTCAATCATTACCAAACTCCTAATGTTTTAGCATTGCCTGCTATAATAAAGCAACAAGTTAATATGTGTAAGACAATCCAAAATGTTCTAAATGCTAATGCACGCCTTACATCTGTTTGTGTTATGGGTAAGAACTCTGGCTTGTCATCGTCATCAAGGCCTATTGGCATTCCTACTGTCCTTGCCCACATTTTTAAAAAGCGTCTTTGTCCGCTCAAGTTCTATTACCTCTTAGGGCAAAGTACATACCACCTACCCATAACAATACGTGTAAGTTATCATACAGTAAAACGTCCCAAAAACTTGCTGGTTCTCCTATCCAAATAACTCCTGTCATAATACTTGCAATGGTAATACCGCTGAAGCGTGTAATTAAATCACCAATTTCTTTGGTCTTTTTCACATAACCTAGCAATCCGCCGATTAATATACCTATTGCTCCACCTATTTCACCAAGTACAACAAAAGTCCAAACCAACAATGTTAGTCCAAAGGATTCTGCTGTATCAACATCAATAGGCCATTTGTCTAATCCTTGCTGTAAGAAAACAACAATGATTGGTATACGTATGAGCCAATGTGTCATACAAAATTCTGGTATTTTACTTGTAATAGTTTTTAAGGACATTTGAAATTTTTACACCCATTTAAGTTAGTAGGAGCATATACACTCCCATCATATTGCGAACCTGTTTTAGCTTCGCCTGTTTCTACACCAAAGTTACAACTGGTTACTGCTAGGAAAAAAGCAAGTGCTCCATACACTGTCCATTTGGTCCATTTCATAAACTCGCCAAAAGTTTGCTCCGATGTAGCTTGAGCAACTGGTCGCGGATCTAGCTCCCCCATCCAGCAAACTCCTCTTTGTTTTTCATACGTTCGTGACGTGTTGGCAGATAATGTTCGGTTATACCCAAACAGTCCCAACCTGTTTCTGCAAGCCACTCAGCTAGGTGAGTTTTACTTGTAAACTTCATAGAGAATGTTTCTCCAGATTGTCTATTTAAAATGGTATAATTCATTTGTTCAGTCCAAAGCAAGGTAAAATATTTAAATTACAATAACGGCCGTAATCTTCTAATCCAACCATCATCATAAGCATTAATACGGGTAAAACAGCAATAACAAAGAATATAACTAAGAAAGCCCAGCCTAATCCTTTGGTTGTGCAATATTGTGTTTGTTCACTCATTCGTGTTCGCCTCCCGCTGCACGGCCGTTGTACTTACGACCAGACTTCATAATGTTGTTTAGTGACGCTGGATTGTTTTCTGCTTGACGGAATGTCACAACTGTGATTGTGATACCGCTGATGAGCAATATGTGGAAGGCTGCACTAATACCAAAAGCCAAATAACTTCCTACCATTACAGCAAAGATACCACTCCAAATAAAGAATAGACATTGAAAGATCATATGACCTACCATAGGGTCTAAGTTGCGTAGTGGTGACTTTTCTACTGTCATAACGCTGTCCCACATCTCGCGTGGCATAGTAATTAGTGATGAAATAGTTGTTGCCCAACCAATGGGTTTACTTGGTTTATTCATTTAAGTCTCCTGTGTGTATGTACTATATATAGCAGGGTTTGACCATAAAGTCAACCCTGCTAGGGTGTGTAAAAGTGTAGCACTATATAGTATTTTTTTCCTGTATAAAATTATTGTAATTACTAATTCTAAATGTAATTCTATGTAACACACGTTCAGCAAGTATTTCTGGATCGTTTTGATCACGCTTATGTAAAGTTAATAATTGATCCATTAACACAATATCTCCTGGTTCGTACCAATGCTGATAAATGTATTTGTCTTGGAACATATGATCATATAAACGTTGAAACAGTGTTTCGTCTTGTGTAATTATTTTACATTTATTGTTAGTGTAAAAGTAAATGCCTTTGACACCTGCGATGTTTTGTTGGAGCAACCACATTTTATAAGGACCATCTTCGCCGTCCTTTTTCATCATTTTGTACTGTGTTTCGTTTAGTCCTTTTGCCCAAACCTCTGGTGTATAGCTATATTCACAATGCACACCTTCTAATTCTTTTTTAAAGTCATCATCTAAATCATTGTATGCTAGATTTGTATTCAAATAACTTGTGCTAGTATTTTCACAACCTTCGTAACCTTGTAGTGCTACACCATCAGCACGATCCAATCCGTTTAAGTTGGCGTGCCAATCTAAAATACCACTGCTGAATATACCAGTTGTAATACCTTTTTTATTTTTTTTACCTGTCGTTCTTTGTATAGGATATAGTTCTTTGTCTTTATCCCATTTGTCAGTGTTAGGAGGAGTCTTACCAATATAAAACTCCCCTTCTTTTGTATAAATCATTTGTCTGTAGTTAGCAACTGTGCCTATACGTTCCACAAAATTAACAAACCAATATGGTAATCTTTCTTGATGCTTTAATACAACTATTAAGTCTTTGCGTAAGATATTTTTTATTTTATCAGCATCACTATCACTTAAATTTGTAATGTCAACATTATTAATTTGTGTAGCTACACCGTTTAAACTTTCTACTTGCATCATTTTCTGTCTGATTTCTTTGGCATTGTAAATAATGCTCTAACGTGATGAGGATGCTCTTTACAAGGTTGTCTAGCAAATACTACCCAACGAAATCCTTGAGCAGCAGACCAGTCTGGATATTCTTGCGCTATAAACTCTTTCATACTTGTGCCTGTGGTAAACACATCATCACAGATCATAATCTGATCATTAGGATCGCCACTTGCATATTCTTGCATTGCTTCTGCAAATGGTAATCCACCTCTTGGTATACCTACTGCTTTGTAAAAAGGTCTATCTTGGTATTCCATAACCATTCTTGCTATGGCTCGCCATTCATCTGGATGTATTGCATCACATTCTAGTTTCCAACTCAATGGCAAACCTGCGTGTGATATAAAGTCTCCTGCTTCAAATAGTCTTGCATTTGTTCTATGTGGCAATGCTGGCTCCTGTAATCATTTTAATATTCGTACTTATTTTAGCATTAAATGCTTCGTCTGTCAAATCATAATATAAGCCTTCGGATAATGCTCTTGAAAAACTTGCTGTAATACCTTTGTTTATTGATAACCTTTGACACGCTTCTGCTGTACTATATCCACCACTTAGAAATACAACCTTTTCAACATTATCAAACACTGTAAGATTATGATACAAGTTGGGTACTTCGGGTGGTGTTAGTTTGAGGATGCACTTGCCTGGAAACTCGTCCAAAAATTCATATAATTGATACATAAGAGTATCTTCAACTTGTTCTTTGATTGGATGATTGATAGGTACTTCTGGTTCAATAATAGGTACAAGTCCGTAATCAAAAATAGTACGAGCTAGTGTAAACTGTTGCTTGAGTACAGGATGTACCATTCCCTCACCGTGTACAATACTGCGCATCTTTGTACCATAAATCTTAGGACCAATACCGTTTGTAGCAAACTCCAACATCTGCTTTACTGGAAACTGTTTGAGTGTTCCGTCAGCATCACATCCACTGTCAATCTTTAGGAACGTGTCAATACCTTTTTCATCCAAAACGTTAACCATACCACGTGTGACTGTGTCCTGGTAGAGGATTGCTGCCCAGATGTTTGAATCGTTGAAGTCAGGTGAGTTAACCATACGCATACGCATTTCGTGTACACGTTCCATTTTGTTGTCTTCTGTGTACTCACGTCCGTAGCGTTCTAGTACGCCACCTGTCGAACCACCACTGTGATCCATTGCTGCAATAAATCTGCGATCACTCATATGACTCTCCTGTTTCACGGAAGAAGTTTTCACTCCAAAATGCCTTGTCGTCAATCCATACATCGTAGTTCTCTTTTTTGCCTACGCTGAGTTCGTGAAATTTAGCACCCCATTCAACTAATTGATTGTTTGTTAAGTTAAAATAATCTACACCACTTACGCAGCCTCGTGCTGTCATATATTTAATTGTATGACCTGCATCGTACAATGCATTTACTCGTGCAATGCGTTCTGGCATTGGGATATGATTTGCATAATCCTTCTTGCCGCCGCTGTCTGGAATGATTACTTCCTTGCATATAGTTCCGTCGATGTCAATTACATATTTCATTAAATGTCCTTTTTATAAAAGAATAGCCGACCCTAGATTATAGAGACGGCTATTTGTTTTCTTATTTAATTTATTTACTATCTTCTGAAAGTCGTCCATTAATATACTTTAGTAGTAATCCGTATGCTGGTAAGAAAATAACCAACCCTACGCCAATCTTCAGTACTGTTTGTGATCCTGCAATCTCCATCCAGTTTGCTGCCATATACTCATCTGCTGAGTTGTTGAATGCCACCCAAAAGAAAGTGTAACTATCAATAATATTGGCTGCTACTGTTGATACAGCTGGTGCTAACCACCAAGCCTTATACTTTTCACGCAAATACTGGAAGACATAAACGTCTAACATTGTTCCAATAGCATAGGCTGTTGCACTTGCAAAACCAATACGCAGTGCCACTGATTGTGGTGCGCCTTCAAGCATTACAACTGCAATGCTTCCGATGATTGCCAACGGATATGCCGCTGCAATTGTTGCTCGAGCAATATTCTTACCTAACATTCTAACTGTTAAGTCAGTTGCTAAAACAACTAATGGGAACGTAAATGCTGCCCAAGTTAATTTGATACCAGCTATTTCTACTGGAATAGCAACTAGTGCATTACTTACTGTGATAACAACTACGTGTAATAACACTAGTTTGAGCAACATACTTCTATCAATGTTTTTAAAAATTCCTATCATACAATTCTCCCTTGTTTTGGAATGAGGCCCGTTCTGTTGCTAGGTGGAACCCATACCCCGCATACCTAATTAGGCTGCAATTGCCATTGCTGGCGCACGATTGTCATTTGCAATTGTGAATGTTGACCAATAACGCAGTCATCCGGTAAACTCCACTTCACTTTCACACCTGTCGATCCTAGTTCAGCCCCATCATAATTACTCTATGCCGTAAATTTGTAGTTTTTACGCTACAAAGTAATTATGGTGGAGCTGCCGGGTACTGCCCCCGGGTCCAGTATGCGTTCACGTTGCTTCAACGTCTACAGTCTATTTATAACATAGATTTAAGCTTGTGTCAACAGACAAGTTACCATTTAGTAGATTTAATTTTTTGAAGTTGACGCTGAGATTTTACTGCATTAAGACAGTTTAATATTTTGCGCTGTTTTTGAAACGGTCTAGAATATCCATTCTTGTTTTGCCAAGTCTTATCTTGTTCCATTTCTTTTGACAGGGCTTCGCCTAACATTTTTTCCATAAACATAAGTTCATCGTCAGTTAGTAATTGTATCTTGTTCATACCGTTTTCTCCACTCTTGTTCAAAGTTCTCATCATATTCATAAAGAGGTGCACCATCTGCGCCGTCACGCCATAGACGATTAAAATAACTATTGTAACTACTTATGACTGTGTTGGGTGATGCGTCGAGGTGGCCTTTAACCATATAGAATATTCTGTATTCTTCTTTAAGGTCGTTTCTCAACATACTGTATTTACAAAATTGTTATACATTGGGCGCTAACATAGGTTATTAATTAGACTTTATAAGTTCGATAACAGTGGCACTAGGGTCAACGGTTCCAAACCTGTATCTATACGGAGTTTTATGATGACTACCGTGATATAGTAAGTCAAACCAGCATAGTAAATATTTTGCCTTATCCCAATCTTGTACCTCACCGTACCAATGTCCCCAAGTATTAACTATTGAAGATTGAGTTAATACCAGTATACAATGAAAACAATACAATGAAAATAAAATTGGTGAAATGAAGAACAAACCAAGTAACACACAAACATTTATTAAGATATAGTAATCAGTAGTAAATTTCATTAATTTAGAACGTTTGTACAATAAACCGTAACTTAATTCTTGTAATTTTTTATCTTTTGGTGTAGGCCAAATAAACCAACCTACAAAAAATGCGCCTATTCTTCCGTAAATTTTTGGAGAATGAGGATCTCCATCTTTGTCACTAAATTTATGATGAGTGGTATGTGAAGAAACCCAAACAGGTATAGGACCAGCACCGGATAATGTTGATAAGAAGACTAATGTATAATGCCAAAATTTATTAGTTTTAAAAGATTGATGAGTAAAATATCGATGATATCCAACACTTGTTGAAAATAGGGCTAATAAATATGCAATTAATATTAATAAAATACAGACTATAAGTGGAAGTATGTAAAAAGAATATATTATTCCTATTATTGCAGGTATATGTATTACCCACAAATGTATATAATTTTTTTGTATAGTTTGAACATTAGAGTTTTTCATTTAATATTTATGTAAACTGTCTTTCCAGAAGATTATAATCTTCTAATGTAGTAATCATATCGCCAGCTAGATAAAAATTCATTTCTTTCAATAGTTCTTCGTCACTGCTATAAACACCAGCACATATATAATTATTTTTATCTATGTATTTTATGATCTCGTCTTTGTTTTTCCAATTAGGAAACCGTATCAAACATCTTGCTGTATCTTCACAAACCATAATAGTTGTAGGAACTAATTGGTATTTGTCTTCAAATTCATATTTTATCATTATATGTCGTTCTTCATTTGCTGTATTTCTTGTCTACGATCTGTAATTAGTTTTTTTAGATCATTAAGTGCCTGCCTTGCACGAACCGCACTAACCTTTACACCATTCTCTTCAAAGTTTTCTATTTCTTTGAGATATGTTGCAAATGCTAATTTAAGTTGTTCGTGTGTGTCACTCATCCAGTATTATCTCGCACACTTTTTTCCAGTCATCTACTCTTTCTACTTCAGGATGATGAAACCAAGTGTTCCAAGGATGGCTAATTAGAATAGGCTTCAAACCAAACTTCAATCCTGTTACAGCATTTTCAGGTTTATCTTCTAACCAATACAAGCCTGTTCCGTCATACTGTTCAAGTATGTGATCTTTAGGACCATTAGCCGTAACATAATGCATTTTGTCAAAAGTCTTTTTACCAAACAAGTATCTTAGATGTCGATTCCTAGTTTCTTGAACATACTCATTTGTTCCAACTGCTGTGCAAATATCAATCTCAAAGCCATTGTCTACAAGTTTTTGCACACCTTCTTTTGCATCACGTAGATAAGCTAAATGTGATATCCAAACGCTTTCGTTGAAGTCTTTTATAAGTCCTTCAGCTTGATCTCTATTGATATCATATCGCAGATTGACTGCATAGTTGTCTGGACTTTGTATAGCAAAGCCTTCTTCTTCCATCCACTCGTTGAATTTTGTATTCCAATCCAGTAATACTCCGTCAACATCTGTAATTATTTTTTTCATAGATCTCTCTTTCTATATTATTATAGTAAATTATTACAGAATTGTCAAGTGTTAACTGTTTGCGTGTACTGTTGATTGAGTCACTGAAGTAATTTTTGCACCACAGCCGTATGTATCGTCTTTACGTCCTATGTTAAGATTGTTAGCAAATACATTTGCGCTGTGTGTAGCTAGGCCTGTTTGATGTGTGCTACATCCAGGAATGGTGTGTGCTACTTCGTTATCGCCTTTTCTAACAACCCCTACATTTTCTACAAAAACATCGCTACTACCGTCTGCTGTTACTATGTTTTGTGGAGCAGCATCGCAAGCAATGCCGTCATCAGGATCAGCATCACCAACACTCACGTGAATTGTGTTTACTATATCTACTCCATCTTTTCTTGCAACTAAAGGCATAAATTTTCCTAAGCTAATGCAATTCCTGTGGTGCTTTGTACATATTGCTTTGCCATATTATCTTCTGTTTTATGGCAAAAAACCACTGCACTTTTATTTATTTTGATATTGCTTTTAGGATCTACTGTAAAAGTATATGGACCTAATCCAATACCCTCAGGAGTAGACATTAATGCCATAGGCTTTGTAATTGTAATTGTCGTATTATCCTCTTCAACAAATCGGCAGACAATTTCATCACCTCCTGCGGCTGTTTTAATGGTTACAGTATCATTCATTTTATATGGTGCTTCTAATAACATTATAGTGTATATCCTGTTCCTGTATAGTTTGTATTTTCGACATATGAAAGTAATTGTTCATATCCGCCTACTTTATGTCCGTTAATTACTATTTGTGGAAATGTGCGAGCTTCTGGAAATTCTTCTAAAACTCTTTCTCTTTCAAAGTCTTTTCCCATTTCTAAATATTCAAACTCAAAGTTACTTTTTTCACAAAACATCTTTGCCTTTGTACAACTCGGACACGCCGGTTTTCCCCAAATTTGTATCATAGTGAAAATCCTTTTAGGCTGTCTTTGCTTACGTCTTGTTTGATACCACCAATAACATATGATTCAACTTCTGTCTCTTGTGGAGCAACTTGTAGCCCAGAGCTACTTAACCAATGTTGTGTCCAAGGAAGTGGGTTGGTATTCACTGGTTGATCAAATATTGCTTGCATACCTAGTGCTTTTAATCTACGGTTTGCAATGTACTCGACATATTGATTTAATAACGTTGTGTTTAACCCAATCATTGATCCGTCTTTGAAAAGGTATTCTGCCCAATCTTTTTCTTCAGCTACACATTCACGCCATAAGTCGTAAACTTCCTCTTGGCAGTCTTTTGCAATTTTGGCCATTTCTGGATCGTCTTTGCCGTTTGCCCACAACTTCAATACGTGTGTGCTTAGTGCTAGATGCTGTGCTTCGTCACGAGCAATTAATGAGATAATCTTTGCAGACCCTTCCATTAATTTTAGTTCGCCAAAGCCAAACGTACAAGCAAAACTTACGTAAAAACGTAGTCCTTCTAATATATTAACTGTCATCATTGCTAGATACATTTTCTTCTTAACATCATACATCGAACCTTCGCCACGATGGAAATATGCATCTGCTGCTTCGTTGAATGCATCGTAGTGTTTGGTTACACTAGTTGCTCTAGCAATAATTTTTTCATCATCTAGAATAGTGTCAAACACTTCTGCAGGATCAGCATACACATTTTTCATAATGTGTGTATAACTGCGTGAATGGATTGTTTCAAAGAAATCCCAAGTAACAATACAGCCCTCTAGTTCAGGAAGTGATACGTGTGGCAAAAATGCTAAACAAGGGCCACGTCCTTGTACACTGTCGAGCAGTGTTTGATACTTTAGATTTGCTGTAAAGATGTGCTTCTGTTCTGGACGGAAGTTTGCAAAGTCAGCTCTATCTTTTTGTAGACTTACTTCTTCAGGACGCCAAAAGTATCCTAGCATTGTTTGATTCAATTTATCAAACACTGGAAATTTAAACACATCATAACGCTGTGTGTTTTGATCTGCTCCGAAGAACATATTCTGTTTTGTGAAGTCTACCTTCTCTTTATTAAAAACTGTCTTTGACATTTAGATTCCTCTTTCTGTGTATCTCTATAGATAACTATACAGCCATTAAGGCTGTATGTCAACTAGTTTTGTATTTATATTGCGCAGGCTTCGCAGTATTCTTCATACTCGTCATCTGTGCCAGTAAATTCACCACGTGCCAAAGGTTGATCTACTTGTGTTTCTTCCTGTAATTCACTTGGATCAGTTTTATAATCATAAGTGTTTTGATAATAACTAGTTTTCCATCCTAGTTTATATGTTTGTAATAGGTCTTGTATCATTACACTCATTGGAACTTCATTGTCAGGATATTGTGTAGGATTGTAACTCCAGTTGCCACTAATTGCTTGATCAAAGAACTTTTGCATAACTGCAACAACATTTATATATCCTTGATTACCATTCATTTCCCATAACAATGTGTAATAGTTCTTTAGAGTTTGGTACTGTGGAACAATCTGCTTAAGAGGCCCTTTTTTACTCTTCTTAACGGACAGGTAACCTCTAGGTGGCTCGATTCCATTTGTTGCGTTCGACACAACGGAACTGCTCTCTGAAGGCATTTGTGCGGACAATGTGCTGTGCCTAAGACCGAATTCCAATATGTCTTTCCTAAGAGATGCCCAATCATAATTTAACTTATTCTCTACAATGTTATCGACATCTTTCTTATATGTGTCAATAGGAAGAATGCCGTCTGAGTATTTAGTGCGGTCAAAGTAGTCACAAGCACCACGTTCCTGCGCTAAGTTGTTGCTGGCTTTTAACAAATAGTATTGAAATGCTTCTGTCAAATCGTGTACAAGTTTCCACGCTCTGTCTTCTTCGTAACTCACGTGATTTTTAGCAAGGTAATGTGCAAGTCCAATATAGCCTACACCAAGTGAACGTCTTGCCTTTGTGCTAATCTCTGCAGCCTTGATTGGATAACGTTGGTAATCAATTATTTCTTCTAAAGCTCTTACTGCTAAATCACATAATTCTTCTAAATCATCTAATGTTTTTATTGTGCCAATATTAATAGCACTTAAAATACACAAAGCTATTTCGCCTTCACTATCATCTATATGAGTAAGTGGTTTTGTTGGAAGTGTAATTTCTTGACATAGATTACTCATATAAACAGTGTCTTTAAATGAACTGTGCGTGTTACAATGATCAACATTCATAATATAAATGCGTCCAGTTTCTGCACGTTCTTTGATCAATGCTGAAAATAGTTCCATTGCATCAACTTTCTGTTTTTTGATGCTAGTTTTTCGCTCGTACATTTCGTACATTTCTTTAAACACGTCAGGATCCCCAAAATATGCTTCGTATAATCCTGGTACGTCGTGGGGGCTAAACAATGTAATGTCGCCGCCCCCGAGCAACCTTTCGTACATTGTTTTGTTAAGTTGAATAGAATAATCCAACTTACGAACTCTATTATCTTCTGTGCCTTTGTTGTTCTTGAGTACAAGTATGTCCTCAATCTCTTGATGCCAAAACGGGAAGTGCGTTGTAGCACTACCGCCACGTACACCATTCTGTGTGCAACAACGCACTGTTGATTCAAACTTCTTTAGGAATGGGATGATTCCTGTGTGCGCAACTTCGCCTCCTCGAATTTTTGAATTAACTCCTCTGATGCGCCCTGCGTTAATGCCGATGCCAGCTCTCTGCGCTGTGTAACGTCCAATAGACATATCACTGGCAAAAATGGAATCAAGCGTGTCATCCGAATCAACGAGGACACAGGAGGCAAACTGTCTGACTGGTGTGCGCACTCCGGCCATAACCGGCGTTGGGATATTGATTCTAAAAAGTGAGGTCGCATCGTAGTATCTCCTTACATAGTGCATACGTGTTTCTTTAGGATAATTTGCAAATAACGTAGCTGCAATCATCATATACATAAACTGTGGCGTTTCAAATAATTGTCCATTGGAACGATCTTGGCAAAGGTATTTGTCTACAACTTGTCTTAGTCCAGCGTAGGTAAAGTTCTCGTCACGCTTGTGATTAATATAGCTATCTAAACGTTCAACTTCCTCAGATGTATAATTATTAAAAATGTCAGAATCATAAACACCTCGTTCAATATTTTTCTCAATCATTTCTTGCAATGAACAAGATTCGTAACCTCCAAATACTTCTTTATTGGTTCCATACGAAAGCAATCTTGCTGCTGCGTATTGATAGTTTGGGTTTTCCAAACTAATTAGGTCATTTGCACTTCTAACTAAAATTTCTTGAATTTCTTTTGAGCTCATACCATTATAAAATTGAATATTTGCGTTCATTTCGATTAAACTACTACTTACTCCAGCTAAATCCTTACAAGCGTGTTCTACTACTTTGTGGATTTTATCTATGTTTAGCTCTTCTTGTTCGCCATTACGCTTAACGATCATGGTATTATCACTCATATTATCTCCTGTTACTTTAAATTAATTATACTGAGGCAGTTTAGAATATTGAACTTCTGAAACCAATTTATTTTGCCTATAAAATCCAACACTACCATTATTATAAATTCCAATTGTTATATTGTCAACTGAAAGTAGATACAAATACCTACTTTTATCTCTGTCTAGTGTTATGTTTATCTTAAAATTGGCCTCAGAAAAACGGTCTGTTAATTGTAATGTGTAAAAAATTGCAAGTAATTTTTTAAATTCACAATAATCATTTTGTTGAATCATTTCCCAAGGATCGGGCCAAGTTGTTTCATCATATGGATCTGTACTAATTGCATTTGTAGGAATGTTATTCCAAAAATCAAACAGAAGTTTAAATGGATCTGCACTAGTTTCTACAGTATTTCTTAATTTTTTCCAAACGGTTATTCTCTTGTAATAATCTAATGGAAACATATTAAAACATATAAGTGCTAGTAAATGTAAAGTCGTCTGAGCCAACACCTTCGTCTAGTGTTAGATTTTTAACTTCAATCAAAATTTTGTTTGCAGATAAATTTGCTCTAAATTCTAAAGCATTTAATAATGTACTATTACCAGTAAAGGTGAAATCATCTCCAAAGTCAACGGTGCTAGTGCTTAATGACTTATTCCATTCAAAACGCCAAGTGCCTCTTCTTGCAACTGGACCCGGAGTGTTGTTTGCAGTATATCTATATTCTACAAGGATGACACCTTTATCCACTGGTGCAGGTAAGCCCATAAAATATTCATAATCAAGTTTACCTAAAATACTTGTACTTACAGGAAAACTTAATTCAACTTTATTTGGTCCTTCAACTTCGGGTGGATAAAGTGCTGTGTTCAGTAAAGGATCAACTGTTAAATCTGCTGTACGTTGAAAAAAGTCACCAGTGCTAACGTTGCCATCTTTTCCAAATCTAATTACACTATCGGTTGCATTTTGGCTATTTGCTCCATCAGTGCCCACAAAATTAAATTTGTTATTTCTCGATGTGTTGTATTTGCCGTTGTCAATAATAATAGCCTGAGCATCTATATTATTAAAAAGCATATTTTCTAGAGTATTGTATTGCGGACCTGTCTGCTGACCTGCTGCACCAATAATGCTATCAATACCAAATTTAAAACCATAACCACAAGTTTCAATTCTTCCACCATCAAATTGATTATAACTAGTATCGTCATCTGACAAATATGCGTAGGCCATATTTTCAACGTTTACGTTTTTAAAAATGTTTTGATTAGAGTCTAATGAACCTATACTTCCACTACGTAATTTAAAAGCGCCATAATCAACATCAGCACTGTCTCCAAAACTCCATTGTCCAACAATTCTCAAATTAGTAAATAGACTATCTCTACAATTTTGTAATATAACAGTTCCACCGTAACTACTATGAGTTATTGTCATATCACGTAAAGTGATGTATCTTGGTTGATTTGTACTGTCGTTTGTGCTGTCATCTGCATAATTACCACTACCAACACTTTCACCATTTTTGGTATAGAATGCATTAGCACCTGTGCAGGTAATCAATGTTTTACCTATACCATCGCCGACAATGTTTGCAAATGGAGGAATAAAGATTGAACTAGTAACTTGATATTCGCCTGCCGGTATACGCAATGTAATATTTTTATTAGCACCGCCTATAGGTGATAAAAACAATTGATCAACTGCTCTTTGTAATGCTGCTGTTTGATCTGAGCCATCGCCTGTTGCACCAAAGTCTGTGACACTTACAATATCATCTAGTTTTTGTGCAATAGAACGCTGAATAGGAGTTGCACCAGTAGCACCCGTCTGCACATTGTCATTAGTTCTATATGTGTATTGTCCTACTAGATCAAGAATGTTGCTTTTTAATGTAAGTATTTCTGTGTTACCTGTAGCAGGAGCACCTTCACTTACACTACCATTACCTATATAAAGTTTTTGTAGATCAACTGCCCATCCTAGTTCACCACTTGAAAGTTGCGGCACACCCGATACCCTAGCTTTACCTCTACGATTTTGTATCCTTGAAATCTGTACAACGGCCATTCTTAACTCCTGAATTATTGTTAGTATTTAGCCGTTGATTAAGTTAAACTGATTCTTCAACTGTGCAACTACCGCTTGCCTAGTAATGCCCATCCTTTCAGCTATCTCATTATTAGATAGATTTGCGTGATAAAAGTCAAGTAATTGTTTTAATCTTTCATCTGTCCAACCCTTCCTTTTGTTCATATAGTCACGGTGTTCCTTATTATATTTCGCTCTTAAAACAGGATCTTTCATACGCTCTCTTCGCTGTTTAGCTCTGTGTATTGGATCACCAGTCAACCCGTGCTTGTAATTAGCATTACCAAATCCGCTACGATTTTTGCTGTAATTTGCTTTAGTTTCTTCGCTATGACGGAACCCAAGACCGCCATTTAATTTTGCACGTGACGCCACTATTTTTTCAATAGTTTCTTTTGGTTGCTTTTTACCTAGCAAATGTGGAACTAATTCGCCGCTTGCAAACATACGTTTTTTTGTTTCGCTTTGTCTTTTGTTCATTTCAGCTGTAGGCTTCCAGCCTTTCCTACGTGTAGCCCACTCGTTTTTCATCCATTGACGTTTAGCTTCTCTTTGTTCCTCTGTCAATTTTCTGCCATACATATGATTATTAGGTCCTGATTGATCTATGTATCTTGGATCGCCTATTCCAACATTGTAATATCTATTCCAACATCTTTTTTTCCTGTTCTTTAGATATGTGTGCTCTACAAATGCTATTTCTTCTTTAGTGCCTGTAAAAATAATTCTACGTCTAAATCCTTGAGGAATGTTATCCTTTGTAAAACTCTCCATCAACGTAGATGAATGAGTATAACTATTGTCTGGACTGCCTTGATGCTTTCCTATGTAATACATTTTGTTTTTTGCATCATACCAAATGTAAACAAAGCCGTCATCCGTGTTTTTCATAATACTGCCTGCATCTATTCCACCACTCTTGTTCCCACTCTGCGAACTCGTCTGGCCACAAATCAAACTGCTGATACTCCAAGCCTCTACTGCACATAAAAATGTGTCCTTCACGTATGTCTGTGCCGTGTACTTCGTTGTGCCCTAATGCATATGCTGTAAGCTGTAAATAATAATCCTCTACCCATTCAGGCTTTTTGGGTTTATTGGTTTGCTTAAAATCCATAATACAAGGATTGCCTTTGTATTGTCCTACCAAGTCAGTAGTACCTGCATAAATGTTAGGAACATAAAGGGGTACTTCGCTTCCCCATATCTCATCTACGTGTACCATTGCTTCATCACGTATGACACAAGCCATTTGATATGCTTGTTGTGCATAAGGATTACTACCTGCACTTTCTGTCCACACGCCGTTGTCAACATAGTCTTCAAGATACTTGTGCATACGTGTGCCTACGCCGCTGGCTTCGGTTACAATCTCTTGTGCTTTTTGTTCACCTACACGTTTTTTCCACGCAATAAGATGACTCATATCTTTGGTACCGCTAAGAATAGTAGTTACGCTTGCTACTGGTGCACCACCTGGTGCAGCGTAACGGCGTTTGCCATTTACTTCTACACGTTTTAATTTTTCGTATGTATACTTAGGTTTGATTAATGTCATACGTTATGATAACATTAAAGATCGGATAAGTCAACGGCTCGTTTTGCCATTTTTCCTACACTGTCTCCATCAGCACCGCCTTTTGGTGCTTTGTCAACGAAACTTACTTCTTCCTGTGTGTAGTGTCCAATTAGTCCTTTGATTCTTTCGTCTGCTTGGTAAGCTGCATCAAATGTTTCATAGTTAAACTGTGGAACTTCATTGTTGTCCATCATTTTGTCTAAATCTTCAAATGAAATAGACTGGACACCTTCTGACTTCAATAGTCGAAGTAATCGATAAAGATTGTCGCTGTTTACTTCTTCAGTTACTTTTTTTTTGAAAGTGTACGTGCTAGTTTACGTGAGTCAACACTTTCACTCGGTGCTGCTCTACGATCGCCTCTCATAGCTTTTAATTTTGCAAGTGCTTGTGGATTTAATTTCAATACACCTGCATCAATCATCATTTTTACAGCCGGATCATCTAGCATAAATTCTGCAGGAACTTTGTTTCCATCTTTATCAAATGTCCAATATTGTTTACCTTTGATATTTTGTTTTGGTCCTGAACCAAACTTATTTTGAATACTTTTTTGTAAATTTAGATCTGCAGGATCGTTGCTGTCCATTCCACCAAACTCGTCTAGTTCAACACTTTCACGTGTCTCTCTGCCTGCTGGTTCTTCGCCGCCTGCTGCTGCTGGTGCTGCTGCAAAATCATCATCTGCGGGTGGCACAACACCTGCTGCATCATCCATATCAACGGTTGGCTCTAAGCCTGCAGCCATATCGTCGCCGCCCATTGGAGGCTGCATTTCACCTTCGCCTGTCAACATCATAACACCACTACTCAGTGCGCCTCTAGTTGACTCTAATGAAGCATAAAGTTCGTCCAAGCTTGCTTTGATTGTTTCAACATACTGGTTACTTTGATCTACGCCCATTTCGTCTCTAACAGCATCAGCAAGATCCAACATTGATTCTGTTTTCATTTCTGCTGTATCTTCCATCCAACCTGTTACTCTGTCAACCATATCCTTAGCTGCCATAACAATCTCTGCTTGGTCTTCTGCACCTTCACGTACAACAGATTCTTTTGCTTCTGCATCTGCTTTTTTGTTACCAGCATCGACCATTGCTTTGATACCTTTAGACTTTTTGTCTTTGGCTGCTTTTTTCATTGGCTCTTTTTTGTCGCCATCTTTATCCAAATCAAGGAAATCTGGCTTTGCACCTTCTAGCATATCATCATCAATGTCACCACGTTCACTAATTTCAGCATTTAACACATCTAAAAATAATTTAGATTTTTGATACTCATCGCTTTCAACTACATTACTAAAACTTTCGTTCATTTCGATTTGACTTAGTCTTGTTCTAAGTTTGTTACGAGCATTATGTAATTGTGCTAGTGTAAAAGATTCTAATGCAATGCGTTTTCCGAAACGTTTTGCAAGGCTTTCGTTTAATTTTTTTGCTGTTACTGGTTTAGCGAACTCTGAAATATTCATTGGTGATTTCCTATGTTATTAAAAGTATTTATCTCTAGTAAAAGATTATTTGTTCTAATTTATTATTAATTGCACGTAGTTCGTCGTATGCAACACTTAATCTAATATCTAGCACATCTTTTTTGTGGTCATCTTTAGTTTTATCTATTGTATGTTGATAAAATCTTGCATCTAATTCGTGTTTTTGTATTTTTTGATCTAAAACTAGGATGTAATTTATCTTTTCATTTTCATTATATAATTTTGCTATTGCAAGAGCACTATGCTTACTATAAACTGATCCTATTTGTTCTTGTTTTTTACTATCAAATAAAATAAAGCTTTTGTCTTTTAGTTGGCGTATAACAACAGGTCCAATGCGTATAGAGTTACCTACCTTTACAGGCAAAGGATGTTTCTTCACTCCACAAGAAATGAGAGTTTTTAATTCATTAATTAGATGCTGCATTATTAACCAGATACTGCTTTCCTTGATATAAGACTTTTTTAATTATATCTTTTCTTATCAAATTGTCAAGAACATATTGCTGTCTTTCTGTAAATTCTTCGTAATCACATAATGTTTCCATTTTTGCAAGTAATTTCTTTTCCTCTAAAGAAATTTGTACTCTAAGTTCATTAGTGATTTGTTTAAAATTCATTAGACTGCTGTGCTACCAGTTGTATTAGCAGCACCCATCGTATCTGGTTGTTGCGCTTGTTGCGCTTTTGATTTTCTTGCAGCGGCAACAGCTAGAGTCGCTGCTCTAACTTGTTCGTCTGCTGATTTTTTTTGTAAGGTAAGTTGACGCATTTGGTCTTGAATAGAAACTACACCGTCTTTTGCCTGTTGCAATGCATCTTGTGCTTGCTTAACCGGATCTACCATTGGTGCCTCATCTAGTTTTTGTAAATCAGTGATTTTCATCTATTCATTGCCTTTACTCTGATACTCGCTGCATTAGTCTTTTTTGTACGTTTTGCTTTACGAGTCATTTTGCTTCCCATTCTTGCTTTGGTTATTGCTAACCTAAGTCTTTTCTTTACGTCTGGTGGAGCAAAACATTGGGCTACATTTGTAACTGTTCTACCTTTTCTTGGACCGGAGGTACATCGGTATTTTCTTACTACCTTATTTCCTCTTTTGGCGAATACCTGTCTTTCAAAAAGTTCTCTAATTAACATTTTACAATTGCATAACGATAACAACTATAGTTGATAATAAACCTGCTACAATTGTGCCTGCTGCTCCTATAATAACTTTTACAAGGCTTTGTTGTCCTGATGCCATTTGTTCGGCAATGCCGTCTAGTTTATCTTCAACAGTGCTTAGACGCTTTTCAAATTGTTCGTAGCGTAATGCACACAAATCTACGTGTGCTTCTAAGCTCTCTTTTTCGATTGATTTAGTCGACATTCATTACTCCAATATATTTACGACAGGAAATAGCCTTTTCGTTACCTAATAAATGCCTAAGTGTTCTACCACTGTATTATTTATCATCAACTATACCAAAAAGAATATTAATTTTTTCTCCTTTTGTAATAAAAATTGGCTGATCGAAATTCGCAGTTTCATTTAATTCGGTCACAAAAGGAACCAGCATAAAATCTTTGCATAGCATTTCTAAATTTAAAGCGTCTTCATATTCAACAGTAAAATTCAATTGCCAAGCTTTATTGTCGCCAAATACATCGTTTTTAGTTATAAAAGGATCAAAGTTAATAGTTGGGTTTACCCTAAGTCCAATTGTGTTTATCACTGTGAGAAAGTTTTGTTTTTGTCCATATAAAATTTTGTCTTCTCTTGAAGTCCTTGGATGATTTGTAATATCAACTGTGGTTATTAAATAAAAGTTAGTATGCATAGCCGTATTCAATAATATCCTTTAGGAATATATCCCAAACCAAGTCTCGTAATTCTGGTGTATATAAATCTTTATAATTGTGTTCTCTAGATAAGTTTAACACAGGCAAGGGCTTATTGCAACCTAATAGTTCTTGTATCTGTACAAAGTCATCTTCCAGTGTTTCGTATTTGAGTATAATAGTATGTGTACCAAACCAACTGTGCTGTGGAGTATGCAATCTATACCAATTACGAGCCCAAAGTAAAAAGGGTTGATAACTTAAATTAGTTTCAAAGTTGCTTACTCTACTCAACAACCACTGCTTGAAGTTTGTTCTGCCGCCGTCGCTGAACATATACCAACTTGCCATCCTTGCCCAAGGATTGCGTACAACACCAAATGTTTTTTGTGTGCGTGGAAAGTATTCGTTGACTTCTACAATGTGTCCGTGCTTACGGCCTTCAATAGTGGTAAAGTTTGTGTCTAGCCAATTCGAAATACTGGTGCCAGCAGTTTTAGGATTATGTATAAATGTGACTTGCTCATTAGGTAGGTGTCGCATACTATATTTACAGTCACAAAAAAAGGCCCACTTAAAAAGTGAGCCTTAATTATTATTAAGTTAATTAAAACTTATGCTGCGTCGAACGCATCCAAATCACGGATAAGAACAACTTGTGATGATAAATCAATACCGTCTACTGTTCCTAATGCTTGGTGTCTAGCTGTCAAAGACGCTGCATCTGAATGATGTCCGTCGATGATTGCAAAGATTTTACCTGCTGTACCTGTTGATTTGTACATTAATGGTGAAAACTCACGTACGATTGTTTCAATCGCTCCGCCAATTCCGTCTTTTGCTGCTAATGAAGCACCAGCGTCGATTTCGATCGCTGTAATTTGTGATGTGCTGTACTGTTCGCCGTGATCATAACCTGATCCTGTTCCCGCTACTGGGTTTACTCTTGTGAAAGCTGCCATTTTAATCTCCTATGTTCTCTAATGACCACTCCATTCTCTATGGAGTTTCTTATATTGTATTTAGTATATTGAGATAAAAACGGTTACTTACGGGCTTTTTTTGCACGATTATGCAATATTTTAAGTTGATCTATATATGCAGGACCTGCTTTTACAATGTCGTGAACTATCATAACCAACGGAAAGTACGCTGATGCAATGCTTGCAGGTATTGTTTGACCTTTGCTGATCATATTTAAAAAACGACTTACAAAAGGTAAACTGTTTACTGGCAGTATCAATCTATACATTTGTACGTCTGCCATACCCATTTTATCCGGTGTGCTTATTTTTGGTTCTGGATCAGTAGCATTAAAATCTTCTAAGTTATTATCACCAGCAAACTTGCTGAACATAGGCATAACATCACTATCACTTAATTTACTTCTAGCCGCAAACAATAAACGTGTAATGGTTGTTTTTCTTTCTGCTTGTGTGTCAGTGTTAAATGTATTCAGCCTTCTACGTATTTCTCTATATTGAGGATTAGATATATCTAAATCGGATTCTATCAATGCTAATGCTTTAATGTCTTCCGGAGTAACACTATCGCCGCTTGCAAGACGTCTAAGGAAGCCATTTAGTTTTCCTACACTAATGACTGTAGTTTTTCTTAATTTTGCAGCTGAATCAAAATCTTTTAATTTTTTTAGAGCAGATTCATCACCCATTATAAAATAATAAAGATTGAACAAATCTGTGCTGTCAATTCTAAAACGATTATATTCTCTAAACATTACAGTTTTGTATGCATATTTCATAGCATCAGTTTTATGTTTGCGATAAAAACGCATAGCTTGTAAACAAAGGATTGTGAGGTATGCTTTTTCTTTACAGTCAGTGTAAGATAGCAAACGCTGATTTCTTGCATCACGAGTCATTCTTGACTCCTGTAAATCTTTTATGAAATTCATCTTCGCTTGCTTTCTTTTATTTTTTCTACACCAACTTTAAATTTTTTACTACTACCAGCTTTGATGCTATTGATCAATCTTCTTTCAAGATCAATAGCTTGCTCAGTATCATATATTTTATGCACTTGTTCAAGTAGATTTACTGCACTATCAATAATGTTAGTGCCTGTAGTCTGAATAAAATCATCACTGCGTTCTTCAACACGTAGATTACTTAATTCTTCTAATATACTTCTAGTGCGTTTTCTCATACTGTATTTATATCATTTTTTCTATGTTGGCAATATAGTTGACCATACTATGATCAGAGAAGCTATCAATGCCACCTTGCTTGATACCCATCCACATACCACGCCAGCGATCTTTTGTACGCTGCCAAGTTGTGAGTTTACGCTCTAAGCCGTGTGCATTCATATAATGTTCTGTGCCGTGATGCACATAACCCATAGCTCTTAATGGCACTCTAGTAACAATATCATTATTGTTTACCCAACGATGATGTGCTACATTTAAACTACGACAGTAACCACGCCATCCTACTCTTGGCGAACCGTATGTGTACACTTCCTGTATATCTGGCATATCAACATCGCAGTTGCATCTACTAGCCATAATAGTTGTCATAGCAGCACCTAAACTATGTCCGCAAAACCAAATGTTCTTGTCTCGGTTAGTTTTACGTGCTAGGTCTTCAGATACCATAGGCCATAGCTCATCTACTTCTGCTTTGAATCCTCTGTGTACTCTACTGACTGTTTCTGCTATCACTGGTGTTGCTTTCAAATCAGCCTTAATATCGTTAAACTCACTTGGTTGCGTTCCTCTACAAGCAATTACTAAATCTATCTTATTCATAAATCGATATGCCTGTGCTCCGTCTTTGTTGTAAAATTCTACTGTAGTAAACCCTAATTTTCTAACATCTTTTTTTACTTGGTCTATATTGTCATTGTATGCTATACTTGCTAGTTTTGCAAATAGTAAACTTCGTTCCATAAATTTCATTTCTGTAATCATTTTGCCCTCCTAAATAAATTACATCGGTGTGAACCTCACGTTTTCAATTACCCAGTCGATAGGTTCTTCATATGCAAATTGCAGCATATACCTATCGTGTTCATTGTTTGTTACACTATGAATCCACTCTCCTGTATTTAATATCACAGCGTTCTCTTTGTAATAGTATGTATGCCTTTTTTCATCTGCATCAAAGAAGTCAACAGGAGCAAACACATCCAGTGACGGAGACAGATACCAACTTACACTGCTACTCTTTTTTGTGTATTGGACAAAGTCAATATGCCTTGGAACTGGGTCGTATGGCGGATTATGTAATAGATAAACATTGTGGGGAAGTATATTCACACATTTTAACAAAGGCTTCATATCAAGGTACGGAACGTTCCTACTAATGCCGTGCATAGTTCTTTCTTTGTCTTTTTTAGCGTACTGGCCGTATCTAGTATATGTTGCCTTTTTAGCAACCTTTAGCATTTTTTTCCTAAAGTCGTCTGTGATAAAATGTTTTAGTTCGTGCCAAAAAGGTCCTTGATGCATAATGTCCTCTCTACTTACTATTAATTATACAAAATAAAAAAAATGGGTGCTAACCTTGGCACCCGGCGTGTGTATTACGTCACAACCCGACCCTATGGGTATTAAAGGCCGTTAGGCACAATAATATAATGGATCATCAACACAAGTGCAACACTTGCACCCAAGCCTACCATCATCTTACCAAAATCCTTTGCAACAAGTGGAAACACCGACTTGGTTTTCTTCTTGCCAAAGTATGTTGCCATTGCCAACTCACGACCTGCTAACAAACCAACAAATACCCAAGTTGTACTCATTGGAATGTCATTCAACTCTTTGAAGAAGTAAAGACACAACCAATAAAACAAGTCAATCAAGGTTGCACTTCTAACGTAGCGTGTGTTGTGTTTCTCTAGTACAATCTTTTGGATCTTACCACCACGTTCTCTAAACATAAAGAACAAGCCTGCAACAAACACAACGCTGACGAACACCATTAAGTCTGCTGGTACTTCACGTGGAAGAAACACTGCAATATTTGCAACATCGTGTGACAACCAAGTGAACCACAATCCGCCTGTTGCTACCCATTGTGCAATACGCCAAAACTTTTTATTGCCTTCGCTCACTGGTTTTGTTTCGTCATACCACTTGCCAAAGTATTTGTGTATAGCAAACCATACTGCATAAGCAAATGCGGCTGCTACACCATAACCCATAATGCTTTTCATCAGCATCTTCTCTAGCACAAAGGTACTAGCAAACACTGACAGCACCAAGAAACTTGTGCTAACTGGCACACCCATCCTTGTAAGTGCTACAAGTATAGCAGGTGCGGCTGCGTGATACCATTGTACTTCTTGGAAAGGTATTTTGTTTAAGCGACCATAACTGATATCGCCTCCGTTCATATACCATCCATACCAGAGTGTATATAATAAAACAGCCGAAGCGGCTGCCCATAATACTTTAAAGTTGAATCGCTCGTTGTTTGATGCCATCCAAGTACCGAGCGTTTGTACTGAATCGTTTGCTATAACTGCATAGGCAGCTAGTAAGAAGCCAACAAGGCTCCATAGTGTGAGTAGTTCCATTTCGTTCTCCTTTGTTTGACGGCTTTACCCCGTCGCTCACAAATGTAACTTTTATAAGTTACAATTTTAATTATCATTTGTCAACCTGATCATAAATAAAACGGCCAGAAAAGAGAAGTTATTCACACCTTCGACCTGACACGTTGAAAAGACAACGGGCGTCCGCCATATAAGACAGCATTACATATTGGAGAAAACAATGACAACTATAGCAAACCTGCTTGGTAGTGTAATGACTGCGGTCAGACTACCAAGAAGAAAATCAGGATTGATGAAGATCAATCACAACCTTGAAACTTATGTTAAGACAGAATTTAACAAAGGTGATCAGGCATACGTCTTAGACTGTATGCTACGTGGAGACACTCTCGACAGACGTAACATAATATAAACTAAAATAGTAGGGCAGCTTCACAGTTGCCCTATTTTTCTGGGTGCGCAGATATGCACAGTTGCATTGTACGCATATCGGGTTTTTGCTATTTGCACTTGTTTTTCACGGTTATACGTGTTAAATATAATTGTAGAAGGAGAAAAACTAACGCAAGTTAGACTCGGATCACACATACATATATAGATAGGAAAAAATAAATGACTACTTTAGTAGCAAATACCTTTGAGATTGTTGGATTACACGGCATCGCCAACTTTTTCAAAAAACTAGGTGCCGAACTCAAAAGACGTAGACGCATTCGTCAAACAATTAACGAACTATCAAGACTTACAAACCACGAACTAAACGACATTGGTCTTAGTCGCGGAGACATTTGGTATGTTGCAAACCAGTCATACCCAAAAGCACTAAGTGGCGAAGCTGTAGAAGCAAACCGCAACTTGAGAGGTTGGGTATAATGGAAGCAGTAGGAAACACCCCCGTACCAACACCAAAGTTTATCAAAACACTTGGCAAATATGTCGTTGCATTTGCAATGGGCGTATGGGCATTTGGTGAATCGGCAGGCAGAGCAAGAGCAGCCGCTGAACTATCACGCCAAGGCTACTACAAAGAAGCCAAAGCACTTATGTTGGATGACAACAGATGACAGGTGATATAGCAACAATGGGCGCAATGATTGGCGCCGGACTAGCAACATTCGGAATGGGTGGCGCTGCCATCGCAGTAGGAATGATTGTTGGTAGTGTACTCAAAGTTATGCCTAAGAAGCCTGACAATGGTACAATGTTTGTCGGTGTTGCATTTGCAGAAGCATTAGGTATATTCGCATTCTTAGTAGCACTCCTACTAATGTTTGCTGTCTAATGGTAGGCGATCAACACATAGAGATATCAGCACAGGTAGTACAGAAGCTAGGGTTTTATATGTTTGTAGTAATGACTTCATTGCTTATTATATGTATAGCCTTTGGCTTCTACGCTGTGATTGATCAGTTCAAACAACCAAATTGGCAAGAAGCGTGTATCGCACAAGGCGGTGTACCAGTACAAATAGAAAAGTCAACATACGACTGCAAAGGAATATAATATGTTTAAGAAGTTTATGAAAGCAATGGAATACAGAAGTTATTGTATGGCAATCAGGGAACTTAGAAGCAGAGGCTATTATAAAAAAGCTGAAGAAATCTCTGAGTACAAACACAAAATGTTTCCGACCTACTAATAGGTTGACAAACGCTAAATAATACGTTAGATTAATAACACTACACACATACACATAGGAGAATATAATGAGCGTAGACACAAAGTACGGCGAAGCCATCTTTAAACAAACACAGGAAGTTGCTGAAATGTTTAAAGCCGCAATGCCTAAAATCACAACTAATAAAAACGGTTACGAAATCCGCACCAAAGTGCTAGAAATGGCACAAAACAATGTATGGCAAGATTATCACGCTAAACTAGGTGCATATGAAACCACTGTGAAAAAAGACGGAGACGAAGTTGTAACAACAATTTCTATTCCTGAAGTTCCTGGTGCCGAAGCGGTGCTAGAGGCAGCTGAAAAGTTTTATGGATTTGTAGGCGGTAAACCAACTAAATAACGTATAGGACAACTAATTTCAAGTAGGCGGGCATAGCCCTTTTTAACAAGCACATTTTAGAAACGCCCTCGTAGGAAACTGCGGGGGCTAATCTATATCTAAAGCTCTTGGATTATCGCCGCCTGCTGTTGCTAGGTACGATGCTTTATCTTTGTGTAAATCATCGCCATCTGGATATCCTGCGTCAGTTGAACTAAGATATTTTTCATCTGGCGAATTGCTATGTTGTCTGTTTAGGTGAGAAAGTATTTGTTTGAATC